ATATACCTACGTTGTGATTGGTCTAATGACTTAACAGCTTCAAGATTTCTCTTGTGCCATTTATCGTAATCCCACATTACATGAAACTCGGTACCGTAATCAATTACTCTTAAACTCATTCTTCAATAATTATTTTATGTTTTTCAATCCATTCATCTGCTTTTTGTTCCCAGACCTTTTTATTTCTTAGAGAAGCAGAACCATATTCTTGACTCCAAATTTTTGTATATTCACGTAAACCAGTGAGTATATAAGCTAATTCTTTCAACTCTTTTTTAAGAGCTTCTTCATTATCAGCATCTATGTGTATGTGAAATTTTTTACTCATATTCTACCTCTTCTTTTGTTTTTATACAGTCAAACAAAGTAGGTGTATTCATTTTATGGTAAGCAGCATTTACATAAAATACACCATCTTTAAAATAGCTACTATTCAATTCAGTTGATATACTTTTTCTACCCATTTGCATAGCCATGTATGGAGTAGAAAATAAACCACCAAATGGATCATCTACCAATTCCCCTGGCATGGTAAACCAATCAATTAACCTCTTAATAATATCAAGTTGAAGTGGGCAAATGTGTGTTTCTTTCTTACTGCTTACCTGCTTTGTGTTAAGTGTATTCATTCGGTTAACATCGCTCCAAACTGTATCATCATTTGAGTGTAGTGGTAAGGTGGTGTAAAGCCTACTTAACTTACCAGCTTGTTCTAATTCCCTACAAGCCTGTACATGCTGTTCGTAATTATAGCCTTCTTTTAATCTTTCCTTCCACAACTTTTGCAAGTAACTTAAATCATACTTTTTAATCTCATCAAAAGAAAGTAATCGATTGCCATCGCTCCGGTGGTAGCTACTGGCATTTACTTGATGTGTAGCCAAATCATATTCCTCCTTATCCTTTGTAACTGGTTCATCTGCATAGGAATTATTGTTATGGCTTGGAGCTTTGCGGAAAATCAAAATATATTCAGGCGAACCTACACCGTTCCTTGTAGCATCTTTACGCTGCTCTTTCCATGTAAGCCTATTGGTTTGATTGTTCTCGGCAACTACATCTGTAGTTACTGTTATTTTACCAGTTAAGTAAAACCCATGCTTTATAAAGTGAGCTACAGTTTGACCGCTAAAATCATCAACAGTTGTAAACTTAGTACCGTTTTGATAACTGTACCTAATTCTATCTTTTACATGAATAGCAGCTATACGACCTGGCTTTAATGTTCTTAAAAGATGTGGTGTTAAGTAATCCATCTGTACAAAAAACTTATCATTACCGTGGTTGTGCCCAAAGTCGTTGTAATAAGGCGTGTATTCGTAATGATTTGCAAACGGTATTGATGTAATACCTAAGTGAATTGAGTTATCAGGCATTGACATCGTTTCAGGGATCGCGTCTGTATTAATAGCTGTAAATAATTTGCCTTTTTCTTCAAATCTTTCATTCATAATACTGCGTTTTAGTTTTTCCATTGTATTTGTATTTGACAATCCATTTTCTTTGATGATTTTAATCATTTCACCAACAAGGTGGTCATGTTGTTTCCATTTTTTTTGCAATGTTTTTAATATCTCCTGTTCTGATTCGGCATATATAATGTGAATTTCACATTCAAACTCCTGCTGAAACCTGTAAATTCTATGTATTGCCTGAATAAATGCGTTAAACTCATAACCGATACCTAGAAAAATTGCTTTATGGCAGAAATATTGAAAGTTACAACCCTGGCCACTTATTTCTGGCTTTGTTGCCATATATTGTATTTTTCCATCTGCAAAATCAACAATATTACGCTCCCTGATATCCATGTCTTGAGTTCCAAAGACTTCAACTGAGTTATATTTATTCTTTGGAATTTCTTGCATTATTGCGTGTCGTTCTTTTTCTAAGTCGTGCCAAATAATGTAATTCGAATCCGGATCTGCATCAATTATTGATTTCATTTCCAGAATTCTTGAATCAAGACTGTCACGTTTTTCCCTTGAAGCATCTTTAAGTCCTAAAGCTGATTCCCGAAACATTTTAACCTGTCCGTCTTGGTCTAACCCTGCTGTTTTGTGGTCTACTTTTACCTTGTGGTATATTATTTTCAAAGGAGGTAAGTCGTAACCAGTATCATCATATCTTAAATCAGAAGGCTTTGTAATGAATAATGCCCAGGTTGACATCCACAACCAAAATTCTTTTTCCTTGTGTGGGTATATTGTAAGATTGTTTGCCTGAGTTGAATCTCTCTTAAAGAACCGTGTTAAAGCTTGTCCGGTGTCCATTATTTCCAAGTATCCGGCATAATGAATGAGTTCCTTGTATTTGTTAGGCGAAGGTGTCGCTGTGCAAACAAATTTATATTTTACCCCTTTGAATTTGTCCAAGAATGTTTGATAAGTTTTAGAGCCGTATGACCTTAAAACTGAGGCTTCATCTAAACTCGTAACTATGAAGTATTTCGGGTTTATATTACCGTCCCTTACGCGTTCGTAATTAGTTATCAAAATACTACCGTCGGGAGCACTCTCACATTCTGCCTGAGTTTTAACGTAAATCAAATCAATACCTAATTTACGTTTTGCATCCTTAAAAAATTCTTGACGAACTCCCAAAGGACAAACAATTAAAGCCTTATATTCCCTATATGGTTGAGGTTCTATTTCAGGATCTAAATCATATGTTTTTTCCTGTTCTAAAATATTTTTACAAATTAAAAGTTGTTGAATTGTCTTTCCAAGTCCAAAACTCTCAAATAATGCTCTCCTACCCCCTTTTATAGCCCAATTTATCGCGTCCCTTTGATGAGGCTTTAAAACAGTACCATCTAAAAATTCAGGTAAACCTACATCAAATATGAATCCTGTCTCAGGAGCTATGCAGACCTTTGATAGTAAAAAATCATTATATTCTTCTTTTTTTGTACTCATCTTTTAATTCTTTGGTTAATTATTCTACTTACTGTTGATGCATGTACTCCAACTTGCAACGCAATTTCTTTTTGTTGCATGCCTTGCAAATGCAATTCTTTTACTTTTTTAATAAATATTTCTCTCTCTGATGCGTTATTTATTATTTCCATATTTGCATCAATAGGAATCTTAATTGCATTGCGTTGCAATGTGTTTTGCAATGGCTCTGCAATTTCTTGCTTTTCCTGATTCTCTGGCTTAACATAAAAGTAAAATATAATTGCTAGGAAAAGGTAAAAACCATAATAAAACCCGGATATTGCAAGCCAGATATCACCATGCAATGGATAACACAATAACGCAATTCCTATTAGTTCCATGCTTGCAACGCTTATTGCAAACTTCCAGAACTTCGTATCATTGCGCTGCAAAATATCCATGATTGCGACAATTGCAATTGCAAAAGTCAAACCGAAAATATAAGGAACATACACTTTTGCATCGAAACCGTTTTGCAATACAAAGAGATTTTTAAAGTATTTGTCCGCAAGGAATAAAGGCAATAAGGAGTAGGCAAATGCAGTATGCAATATAAAAAGTGTGATTGCAATGCAGCTAAGTCCGAAATAATACAAGAATTTCCTCATTACTTTCTTATTTTAAGGATATGCAATTCTTCTGTTTTTCCGCGTCTGAATATCCTGAATGAATATGATTCAGTTGTTGCAATAATTGTTTTTCCGAAATCAATTGCAGCTTTGTGCAATTCTGGATAGGTGTCGTATTCGATTGTTGTCATAATTCGTTGTATAAGTTAATTTTCATTCCTTTTTCTGCGATAAATACTTCTTTACCTGTTTCCTCTTGAATTCTGCGCTTAAAAAACTTGCTATCAGAATTCGAGTCGCTTACATGGATAAGGATAATTTTATTCGTATATCTCAAATCGTTCGCTTTAAACATATCAATAAGCGTTTCTAAGCTCATATGATTCTCTTTAATGCGTCTCATTAAACTAATGTCTAATTTGCCATTCATTACCCTATTTTCAAGTAGTTCTTCTGAGTGATTGCATTCGACTATCCAATGATTCACGTTTGAGAAAGTGAAAGGTGAATAATTTGTATCACTCATAAAAATGATATTTCCGGTGTCTGGATGAGTAATTTGAAACCCCTGGCAAATAACATCATGAACCAATAGAAAAGAGTTTATAATGAATTCATGAATCATAAAATTTTTCAAAGGCTCAATTTTTACTGCAAATGGATTCCAAAAATTTAGTTCATCCCAGGTTAATTTATGCGAATAGCACTTTATCGCTACTGATGTATAATCAGATATGTACTTTGAGTGATCTTTGTGTGAATGACTCAGCAATAAGCCTTTTACTTTCCTTGTATGATAATTCATAGCCTTTTTAGCCTCAAGAAAACTAATACCAGCGTCAATAATTAACGCGGTATTAGAATTCTGTAAAATATAAGAATTACCTGATGACCCGGTTCCTAATATCGTTAATTCCATTATTGAATAACTATAATTGCTATTTCTGAAGAATCATCATTTGAATCTCCTGCTTCAGTTATTTCAACTTGAGAAATCATTCGGTATTCGGAGAACATGCTTTCTGAATCAATCGGAGTGTAAACATAAAAATCCCCTTCGATTTCATTCAATTTACTAATAAGTTCAGATTTTAACATGATATTAAAAATTTGGCGTTTCTGGTATATCTTTTGTTTCTTCCGCTTTCTTTGTTTTCCCGTTCTCTTTTTTAACAGGTTCAGGCTTTGCGGCTTCTTTTGTTTCCGGAGCGTTTGATTTTATTTCGTTAGGGGGCAGTTGTTTTGCAGCTTCTTCAAGTGATATTGAATTCTGAGTACTGCTTTGAATCGCTTCTGGGTTTCTTTTATTTTCCTCAGCTTCAAGTTCGATTAATTTCATGAACCCGTCATCAATTTTTGATGAGTCAATTGTAATTGAATTATAAGCGGCCCGGTAAATTGTTTTATAACACATCTCTTTGTACCAGCCTTCAACTTTTTCAGTCCCGACTTTCTTTCCATCTTTGTAAACCGGTTTCACTCCTCCCCAAAATTCCGGTGATGCGTATTCCGGTTTACGTTTTTCAATTTCTTCTTTTGTAAATATCACTAACCTGTTTTTTTCAGGATGTTCCCTGAATACATGGTAATAAAAGCCTCCTTTTAATTCCCCCCTATCAAAACTGTCTTTTACTTCAAATTCGTATGATTCAACGTTATTCTTCGTACTTTTTTTAATTTCCCTAAAAGTATCGTTTTTGAAAACCAAATCAACAATCACCTGGTCGGGAATATCAAGGCCGTATTTTGTTGCCTTGATCTCAATCCCTCTATAGCCAATAATGAAGGTAATGTCGTACTTATTTGTTTTGTTGTTTTTAAAAGGTATTGTATTGATGTGGTTTGGCTGCATAGGGTCTAATCCTACGCGCGCGTATGTTACTACATCATTTGCCAGTTTTTGCAGGTTGATATTATCCCAGACTATCGGCAAGTCATCCCGTTTTTTTTCATCCTTGCTGAGTCTCTTTACTTCTGAAATCTTTAAGACTGAATCGATATGGATGAAATAGTTCTGGCAAAGCCTCTTATGAAAGTCTGCCATTTCTGGAGTCTTAATTGCACTGACTCCGAATTCTTTCAAAACCAAATCAGTAAAACGACTTGAGTAACTTGGTTTTTGTACTGCTAATTCTTTGTTTGTGTTTTCCATGATTGTTTAAGATTTATGTTTTAATTCTTGTTTAAGAGCTTGTAAATTTTCTTCGATGTAAACTCCGACTTCTTTTGTGTACTTCTTTTCATCCCAGAGCCACAACAAATACGCGGCGGGAACATTTACCATCTTTCGGCCTTTATAAACCCCGAATGTCATTTTGGAGTTGTTGTCTAGTTCAGGCATTTTCTTGTTTTAAAAGTTCGTCGGCAAAATCATAAGCATTAATTATAAGAGCTTGTCCAAAAGCAATCTCTTTTTCATTAGCTTCGCGTTCTAATGCTGAAGTCAATATTTCTGAAGATAACAACCCCTGCATCGCAGCGCAAGCAGCATAAAAGCGTTTTGACATTCCAATAGGTTCGTGACCTCTACCAACAATAGTACTAAACGCCTGCGAATCTACCGGAAACGCTGGTTCCTGTCCTAATTTATTGCTCATCATGTTCAATTTTAAGTGTCATTTGCCCTTCTTTTTTAAATAGCCGTATTACTTGAGTGTTCATCTCAAGTGGGTAAGAGATAGATTCGGCATTATCAATGAAACAAGGAGCTTGGATATCAAAATGTTCGCTTAAAACATTAATGATATCTAACCCGGCATTGATTCTACCTGCATAGTTAGCGGAATTGTAAGGAACTCCATTGATGAGGGTAATGCAGGTTTCTTCTTGCCCTCCGTTCATGAGCTGATTATACATTTTGAATTGCACATACTTAAATTTAGCGTTTATATGCGATTCTATGAGGCTTATCTTCTTTTCAGTGAATTGCTCGATTGTGAATATTTGACGTTCTAAATCGGCAATTTTCTGCCCTTTGTCGCGTATTTCTGATTCTATCTCTGCAATGCGATTATAAGAAGTTGCGATTAGTTCTTCATTTCTGAGTTGATTTTTAAACTCATCGATTTCATCAATCAATCTAAATTTCTTTAACAGCAAATCATTATCGCTTTCAGGAGTTACCGCTTCAGGGATGAGACTCTTTTTTTCTTCGAATTGCTTTAACAGTGATTGGTATTCTTGATTCTCAAAAAGTGTGGTTTCAATTGATTTAGGAATTTGATTACATTTTTCAGTCAATTCTTGTATTTCAGATTCAAGTAATAAAATATTTTCCTTTTGGGAATCAATTTGGCTATTTAAACCATCGTTCAGCCGTTTTAATGTTGTAATTTTTTCTTTGAAAGATTCGGCTTTCTTTTCAATTTCCTTAATATCTGATACTTTTTGTTGATTAAAATTGAGCTTTAAGGTATCAATTATTCCTTCGTAATTATCCAGCGTCCTGCTGCATGTCGGGCAGATTGTTTTCGAAGCATCAAGTTTGAACTCATTGTCACGAATTTGATACCATTCCGTGCGCAATAGGGCTATTTTTGATTCAATGCTTGATATTTCAATGTTATTTGCTTCCAAGTCTTTTGAATAGTTCCTGATTCGGTCTTTAACCATTTCAATTGATAATTTCTTAGATTCTATTGATTGCAATTCATTTCTTCCAAGCGAATCGATTTCTGCCTGTAATTTTGCTTTTAAATCATCAAGTTTATTTTTAAGCAATAACAGTTCTTTCTTTTGCTCCTGGACCTGCTGATTTTTTGCCTCAAATGCTTTCATGTTTGAATTAATCTGAGATTCGATCTCAAACAACATGCTTTCAGCTCCTTTTTGTTGCTTGCGAATAGAATCAAAGTCGATTTGTTGAGGCATAGATGACTTCTGTTCGTCAATCCTTGGAGGTAATAATTTGATTTCATCATTCATTTTACGGACCATAACAGATAGGTTTTTTTTCATTTCCTGTATGTCTTTTCCGTTAAATTCCTGGATTAAAGCCTCAAAATCAGGATTGCCATTAGCTATTTCTATGTCCGATTTTATGGGACAAATATCAAAAAGAATTTTTCTTTTGATAATCCAGTTTTGTGATTCAAAATAAGTCGGGTCGGTGCAATATCTGAACTTTTCGATGGATGAAATCGAATCAACAAATACATCATAGTTTTTTTTCGGGATTGCTATTCCCTCCATGTAATAAGTGGTTTCGTGTCCGGTTAATTCTGCTTCAAGTTCACCTTTTTTCTTTGTCCATTTTTCTTTAAAAACTTTCATCATAATTGTTTGTCTGCCATTGATTTCAAACCAACCCTCAACTTCAACATCCAGATTGTGAAGAAAATCATTTGTAGTTTTATCAATTGGTTTAATGGCAAAATCTGCTTTATCTTCTGAGTCTTTGCCGAATAATAGCCAGGTGAATGCATCAAGAATTCTGGTTTTACCGGCTGCATTTTCACCGTAGATTATAGTTTTGTTGCTTAATTGAATTTCAAGTAGTCCTGAGCCTTTGAAATTCTTTAATCTGAGTTTAGATAAATGAATTTTCATATTGTAATATTATTTATTGGTGATTGTATTTTGCTTATCAAATTATCGCTTAGATGGCAATAAATCATGGTAGTTTTAACGTTATTGTGGCCTGCTATCTTTTGAATGAGGTTTATGTCCGTCCCTTGCTCTACCATGTGCGTGAATGTGCAATGTCGAATAAGATGCGTATAAACACGTTTTGAAATGCCTGCTTTACTTGCGAGTTGTTTCATTATTTGAAGAACGCTAGTAGTAGAATATTTCAGGCTAAATTGGCCATTTAAAACATATACTTCTGAATGTTCCTTACGATAATAGTTTTCAAGTAATGGAATTATAGTATCAGGTAAAGCTATCTGCCTATCCTTATTACCCTTTGCAGCAATTATATTTATAATTTTACGGCTCCGGTCAATATGAATCCATTTCAAATTTATTAATTCAGAAACACGTAATCCGCACGAATAAATGAGTGCTATAATTACTTTATGTTTAATGTTTGAGCAAACATCGAACATCCGCTGTATTTCATCCCGACTAAGAACAATCGGAAGTTTTTTTGATTGTTTTGGATATTCAACTTTATTAAGTTTATTCGGTTGGTTACCAATTTTATCGTAAAATAATTTTATCGCAGATAAGTAAGATTTATGTGTATTGGGTTGTTGGAATTGGGTAAGAAACCGTTTTATTTTATCAGCTGAAATTTCGGAGGGTTTGGTAGCTTCTGATTCAAAATATTGTAAAAATTTACCAATGCATGAAACATAATTTTTGATACTTTCCGGAGAATACCGTTTGTATTTCATCCAGTCGGAAAGTTGACGCTGATAGTTTCCGATATTCATTTTTTAATTAGTTAAATAATAAATAGTTATAAATGTTAAATACATATAATAGTTATAGCCAATTAAAAAATCGGGTCAAAGTGAGTTGGTGGTTTATAATTAGCCTTATCTTTTTTAGGTGGTTGTAATTCGATTGGAAGAAATTCTCCATATTCCTGAATCATTCTGTATTTCAAAATGTGACTACATTCATTCTCAACTTTAAAATCCTTACAAAACATATTCCAATGAACTCCACGGCTCAGCCCTTTATTTGCTTTGCTCGCTTTTGTCCAATCTTTTACACCTACTTTTGCTTTCTCCAACATATCAGAAATTTGAATGTTTGTTATTTTGTGAGAAAGCTCTTTTGCGAATCTATCATTCATAGTTTTAAAAAATTAACTGGCTATAACACAGCATAAAATTAATGCGGGTATAGTGCCAAATTGTAACTGCTTCCTTTTATCAAGTTTTTAGCGTGGGATAGGTTCGCAGCTTTGAAATCCCACACTAATCTTATGCTCACCGTTAGCACCCATTCGAAAGACGCAGCAGCACATCGGCATGGCACGGCTTATTTAATGAGCAAAAACATGATAGATTTTTACCTTTAAGAATTGAATAATCTGGAATTTTTGGTAACCAATTAGGTAATTTACCAGTAATCCATTGTTCGTATAATTCAACAATGTCATTAATTGTGAACCCACCCGAAACACTCCAATAACACCAGGGATCACCTACTATCTTATTTGGTTTAAAATATAATATCCAATCATCAGGAGTTAATTTAAACGGATTGCCAAACTTTGTCGGTCTGCCAACATAAATAGTATTTTCAGGTGTTTTATATCCTTTAGCCCTCGAACGCTGAAAACGAACGGGTGCTAACACACGGTTAGCGCAATTGCCGTTTTTGTGGGTATTTGAAGTTTCTGCCATTTTATTAAGTTATTTATAGTTTGATAATTAAGTGCTATTTAGTCGGCAACTTCGCCAACCGTCAACGTTAGCCACAATACTACGAGCGTACCATCTTTGACAGTTGTTCTGTAATATCAATTTCTAATTCTATTTTTTGAGATATATTCATTTCTTCACAGATAATGTATGCTGGTAAATTAAACAGCTTGCTTTCAGCAAAAATATGAACACCATCTCTAAGTGGGGTGTCTAATCGACCATCTCTGAAATGCGATTTAAAAGTTCCATCACCACCATTTGATGTTGTTTGTGAAATTGGAATAAACAGCATTGTGTCATTATGTGTTTCAGCATAATGTTTGTAAACAATGCCGTAATGCCAAAGAACATTATACCAATTGTCGTCACCTCTCCAATTTTTTACACGCTTAAATCTCATTTCTAAACGTGGTACTGGTAGTTTTTTCTGCAATTCACTTTCTTTAAAATATTCGTGCATTTGATACTCTAATTTTTGTAAATCAGAGTTTTTTTCGAGAGCTTCAATTTTTTCTTGCAACTCTTCAATTTTTGTTTCTTTTTCTTCAATTGTTTCGTTCAATCTTTCTTCTAATGTTTTCATAATAATATGATTTTAAAATAATTACTAAATAAGTACTGTGGCTAACAATGTGTATAATTAATTGGGGTTGCAGTGCTGTTTTCAGTGTTCTACCTCGCCAGTAGTTCAGTATATTTTGATAGGGAGTGCCACGTAATCCCCAACTAATCATACACGAACCGTTACCGGTAATGCTCCAGCACTCCGATCAATTGTTTTCCTATATAATTAGTAAAGGCTGGTGGAATTGCCTGAGATAATTCGGCTTGCCCCATCCAATCAATATCCATGCTTTTTGAAACAAAATCAACGCCTGAAAAATGACCGGTGGCGGCCGCATAATGCTTGTTTTCATCAGGTTTTCTGCCATGTTTTACAACTCGTTTCATGTGCTGGCATCTCATTTCCCAAGGGTTAATATTTATTGTCCAGTTTGTTTCAAAAAGTCTGTGCCTTATAATATTTAAACCAAACATAGTTCCGCATAACATAAATGGTTTATTAAGCGGTGCGCCTGGTACATTTTCAATTATAAAAAGCTTGCCTGTTTTTATTAGCAAATCTCTCAATTCTCCAATTTGGTCAGGCCAATTTTCATTAGTTCCGGCAGTTTTAGTAATTGAACTATATCTTTTACAAATAGGCCCAGCATGTATAGCGTCGAATTGACTTATAAAATCAATATCTTTTAAAGCATTGAAGAAATCACCTTTTATAAATTCCATGTAATTTGGAAATTTTGGCTGCTCTTCAATGTCTAACCCAGTCACTTTAAACCCTGCATCATAATAGCCTTTAGAACTTCCACCAGCCTTACACCCACAGTCCAGCAAACGAAAAGCACTACCGGTAACATGCGGTAATACGCAAACCGGGGTTTCGTTCTCGTTGGATAAGGTATTTATGTGCAAAATTTCGTTCATCGTATAAAGTTTTTCTGTAATTAATCCCGGTCAGCGCATACCGCCAACGTTAGGCAACATAAAGAGACCAGCCGTCATTTAGATAGTCTTTTCCTTTTGCCCACTCATCTGCGAAGATTTTACAACCATCTTCAAAAATGATTTTATTGCCTTGCATTGTCAAATACTCATATTTTGTAAAGTATTGGTGTGTAACCTTAATACCTTTCCTTGCTTGTTCTTTTGCTTCCTCAAATGTCATAGTTTAAAAATTTACGTTGCCTAACACTAAATATAAAATATACGGGTGTTAGTGCGTGTTTGATCGGTATTACCTTTAATTAAGTGTCGTGTAACACGTGCTATACGTCAGTTTTGCATTAACCTTTTCGGTAACTTGACAATTACTACAAGCAAAACCGAACGCATAGCACCACCGTTTTATAATCCGCAAATATCATCCGCCGTACATTTAAGTTCTCGGCAAATTATAACCATAGCCTCCTGACTTAGTGTTTTTGTTTTACCTGTATACAGATTCTTTAAATTTTCTGTTTTTGTTCGCTTTGAACTTTCTGCCCACAGTTTTTCAGATAATCCGTTTTCAATTTCTTTAATTAATACGCCTTCCTTGATGGCCTTTAATTTAACTAATTCTTTTATATTAAACATTTTTAAAAATTTTATTATATCCTTCTATCAATTCTCTATTTTTTAAAATGATTCTATCGCATTCGTTCAGTGTACGCTTGCTAGTTTCTATCATTTTTTTAATATTGTTTATACGAGTAATCATAAACGTTTTTTATATATTATACTACAAATCTACAAAAATGTTTTGTTATTATGCTAAAATTTATAGATTATTTTTTAAAATTTATATAAACAAAAAAGCCTGAAAATAATTCCAGGCTTTTAATTTTTTATTAGGCGGACCTTCGTTTCATCTCAACTGCAATCAGGTCGACAAACAAATCCGCTATTTTACGGGCGATCCGTTGCTCATCCGTCTCATCAACATTTTTAATGTCAATGATATAATTTAAGGCATCTGTAGCCCTCTGAGCAGCTTCATTGTACTTTCCTTGCAAAGCCAAATCACCGGCTTCCCTAAGAGGGATTTTTACAGTATCAACAATCTCATCAGCAACGTTATTGTCCAGTACCGGTACAAGCACCTGAATGGCCAAATCACTAGCACCTTCAACGATGGCGTTTTTAGGATTAATCAAACGATCTAACCCTTCAACTACAACTTCTTCAAGTTGTTTACTTAATAAACCTTTTTCTTCACTCATTTTTTTAAATTTAGTTATTATTTTTTCTTGTAACCTCCATCAACAGGAAGTTTTGAAATTCCTAAAGCTGTTAACCCTAATGATAACAAATTTACCCCAATGGCAGCTAATCCAACCGGCATGGTGGCGGGGAAGAACACACAAGCTAATTTTATTACAAGTCCTATCCCGGCTGCACCTAAACCAACTTTTTGAATCGGTTTAAAATAATCAGGACTGGGTTGTTGTAACCTTTGAACTGTTTCAGTTTGCTGGATTTTCGAAACTAAGTTTTTAATCGTTTTCATTATATTTTTATTTTATGAAATAAGTCAATCAATGTATTAATGACTGAAGAACCTACAACCACCCCAGCCACTATCCAGCCAATATATTTCAATATTTGAAGAGTGATAGAGGTATTTTTTAAATCCGGGTTTCTGGATAAAAATCGTTCCTTTTCAGTTGTATCCTCCAAATTCTTCACTTTCCTCTCAACCTCCATAATAGGACAATTATAATGACGTTCTTTTAAAATCTTTAAATCCTGTTTCATTTCTGAGTGTGAATTTAAAGCCTTAGCAACCTCACCCTCAAGGAAAGTTTTGTTTTCCTTGAGTTTAGTATCAATCCTTTGCATATCCTGTGTATGGGTTGAAATAAAAGCCCCCAACTGTCCTTCCAATCTACCCACAATTAATTCGATGTTTTCCATTGTTGTCATTTTAGGTAATAATATAATGGTTGGATGAATAAATATAGTAAAAATTTTTCGTATTATTTGGGAACTATTTGAATTTCATATCTATCCTTGGATATACATGAGTTCAAATAATCTTTCAAAAGTTTAGCCACCCCAACAGTATCATATTTGATTTGTTTATATTCCACTGTATCATAATATGGAATTGTATCATAATAGGGAATTGGTTCAGTAATTGTACCGGACGCAGGGTCAATCCGGTTTACAGAATATGCTGGAATTTTACTGTAGAAATTAAATACAGTAGCTAATGAAGGATTTGTGTAAAAAATATTATTATAAATGGAATCACCCACAGCGGAACCCCATAGATATTTAATACCCCCATTTGTGAAGGTATTATCATATATTACATTATGCCAAGCATCATTCAGATATATACATTCTGATTGTCCAATAAAATCATTTCCGAAAGCCTTTAAATAACACGGTTTTGCGTCACGTTCATAGATGGCGTTAGCTCCGTTTATGAATATGTTATTATATATTAAAAATTTGTTTTTAGGTTTTAAATACATCCCTGAATTTGACAATTCCCCCACTCGGCTTTTCCTTGCTATTACTACGTTATCATGATAATCAAGAGTACCCATCACATAATCATTGGAACCTACGATTGTACAAAATTTATGAACTGAAGTGGAATGATCCATTAAACAATGATGAATATGAATATTATTTTGCCGATAGGCAAGTTGAATACAATCCCCTCCACCTTCGGCCTGCCACATATTTGGATTTGTAAACGAGCTATATGAAATATCCCAATCATTTGTATTTTGACCGTAAATATTATCATCATAAGTACTATCTATAGAACAATACTTAATTATTATTTTTGAATTAAATCCTTGGAAAGCCCTGATGCCCCACTTTGTTTTTTTTATTTTGCAATTTAAAATTGAAACGGTTCCGGAGTCTGAAATATAAATGCCTGTTGTAGTTGTTAATCCGGGAGCTGGTTTAATATCTAACCCTTCAATGATTACATCTCTGGTTCCGTATATTCTAAGCACGTGAGAATCAGCGTTACCTATCCAAATTATTTTCTGAGCAGGAATATAGTCGTAATCGTTTCTTACTATCAAGCTTGTCGACGTGTACAAAACGTCATCAACGAAGTAATAGCTTTCAGAAATAGGTTTAAAAGTTTTCCAATCAAGTTTTTGACCGAATCCCAGCATCGGGATAATAAGCAAAATAAACAGTACATTTTTTTTCATAATTATAATAAATTTTCGTTCTTAAAATATTCAGGATATTTCATTTTTAAAAACTCATCGTAATGTAATACTGATTGTGAGGCATCAAGTCCGGCACAGAAACAACTCATAAAATAATCGTGATTAAATTTTACAGTATCTAAATATTTAGGCTGTAATTGCTTTTTCACTTCTTCTAAAAACATTTCAAAGTATGACATATATTATTCTGTTAAAAATCCGATTAAAATTATCAAACAGGAAACAATCTCTATCCAGGTTGTATGATTTTTTACTCCCTTCTTTACGATCGGAATAGGCATAATTATAAAAGCAGCAAGTAAAAATCCAACTGCGAAATACATGAAGTGTGAACTAAAGAAATTCTGCCAGTCAATTTTTACAACCATAGCCGCAAATCCAAGGACTATTCCACCGCTTGCACCAATTACATGATTCCGGCTCTGGATAGCATCATTCTTAGTATTCGGAGTAAAGAACACAACGAGAATAAAAATTGCTGAGAACATTAATAAAGTCGAATAGCTTTTCGCGTAATAAATAATCGGAACAGTTAACCCGACTATGAAAAGTTGAAATATAAATCCAAGCTTTTCGTCCCTGAGTGGGTAATAAGTATCTGATATTGATTTCCTCATCCCTACTTTTAAATAGGCAAAAATGCAATACGAGATTAATACAAATAGACTAATTATTATAAGGTACTTTTCCATACTTCTTATTTTTTATGAGTAAGTAATTTACGTGAAAATAAACTGAGCCGATTGTTTCTTCGCTTACGAGTTCCGGCCTTGTCTTTAAATTTGCTATCCCAGAAATACTTAACCGGTCTGTTAAATGTAATCTTGATTCAAGGTTACATCCGACTGACTGTACTATCTGACCTTGGTTCCAAATACGGGTTGTTTCAATACCTGCCAGGAAGGCTAACTTTCGGTCGATTATTTTGTAGTTTAATCCTGCTCCTAACCCGGTGTATTCAGCCCACTCAAAACGCTCTACCACTATTTCAGGTTCAAATCTGCCTATACTGTAGTAAAACCGTTGTCTGAAGTCTAACTTTAATTCGCTCATCATTTTTGCATCTACACCGGAGCTGACAGTTAGTCCGTAGTATTCCGTGTAATCCTTATCCCAATAATGAGCGTAAGCAGGAATTGATAAGATAGCCGCAATTCCTGAGTAATACGTAAACTTCCACGCATTCGTAGAAAAGAAATCCTGAGCCTGTAATGTACAGGCCAGGATTAAGGTTATTATTGTTAGTTTTATTCTTATCATTATTTAGCTATTTGCCAATAGATTATTGAAGAATCCGTTGCTGAGCTAGAATTTACAACAAATGAAGTCCCTGCCGTTTTTGTTCCTACAGATAAAAATCCTTGTGTCCCTACTGGAGTTTTGCAGGTTAGTTGAATCTCAGAAGTTGATTGAACCGCTTTTGTGGGTATTGCAACCGTTCCGTTTACCAACGTTGCTGTTCCGGAAGTTGGGATTCCAGGAATTTCAACATGTATATTTTTAGACAGATTGCAAAGTCCAGATGTAACAAGTGTTGACGATACAAGGTTTGTATAGCTCCCGTAAATTGTATTGATACTTAAATTTGTGTTTACCAAATCACTAAACCCAGCCGCTACAGTAGTACAGTTATTTAGATACAAGTTTGAAATATCTACCTTAGTATTTTTTGCAAGACTTAAAGCAGTTGTTGCATCTGTCGTTAAACTAAATCCTGTTAAAGTGTAATTTCCTTGAAAAAATTGTACCCCCGTAGTTGTATTTCCGACGTAAGTTGAAAATGCGTTCGGAGTATTCAGATAATAGGATGAGTTAGGATTGTATACTATTCCTATTGAACCTCTTGTATTTAATTTATTTACAATTGAGCCACTTAGAATAATATTGTCAGAATTTACAGTAATACCTGGTTTTGACGCATCAGAAAATAAAACCGCTGAGTTTTGAAATAATAAATTCCTTTCACAATCCTCAAAATGTATACTATTATAAAAATTGCAATTATAAAATGTTATACTATTTTTAGTTGCAAAATGAACTGTCCCAGTGCCGGGCTTAATGAAATTAATTTTTTCAAATGTTAAATTAGCCCCAGAAATGTTTGGATTATAATACCCTGAAAATAATTCATCAAATCCGCGAAAATCTAAGTCGGAACATGTAAATGTAACACCTAAACTGTATGCCTGAATAGCACTTTCACAAAGCGGGTTTGTTTGAAGTGTAGTTGCTGTATTTGAAACAACCGGTTCGAATACACCGTCAGGAAATATAATGTACTTACCAATTAATTCGTTAGGTATAAATGTTTCACCTGATATTATGTAATTATAATAATCGGGATTTCCAGGGGTCAACATAAATGGATTTTTAAAAGGCGTTGCATTTCCGAGCACATAAATAGCAGCATTGTATCCAATTTTTAATCTACTTACCTCTTGCTTTACAGGCAGCCAATCAAATACGTAATTACCATCTGTAAACTTAACAGTGATGGGTGCATTAGGATACAACTCACTATCAATAGATTGTAATCCTTTTAAAAATGAATAATAAGGTAAAGTATCAGAACCATTTCCAGTTGAATCATCGCCTGAAAGCGAAATATGAACTTCCCGTGACTGTGTTTCCTGCGTATAAGTTACTAAACTTAAACACGCAATAATTAAACTAATAATTAAATTTTTCATATATTTTATTTTAAAGTGGAGTAATTGATTCTGTTGCTGATTGTAATTTGATATCATACACTATATAATGTGTCGTAGGAGTTATGGAAGGATTGCTATTTACATTCAGTGTAATCTTACCAGTTCCATTTGTTACCGACCATGTATCTGTAAATGTACCTGTACTTAATGAATTACTTTCAAGTGCTGCGTCCTCAATAACATTAGAGGTTATAGTAGCTACTTTTGAAACAGCCGTAAAATTAACTGTTCCTGAATGTGATGTATAGTCTGTTCCATCCGTCGATATAATAGTATAACTTATTGTGCCTCCTGTATAACTGTTATTAGCTAGAGAAATATCGCATATATCAACAGCTGAACCTTTCGTTAATGTTTTACGGCTAAAATTTTTAGGGATACCCGGAACGCTTATATAAACATTTCTTTGAGGATTAATAAATCCACCTGCAAAAATAGTACCTGCATATAAGTTAGTTGGTGTCCCGTAAATATTATCAATTGTAATATTGAGATTTTTTGTTACATCAGTCCCATTTAATAGATTAGTACAGTTTTTAACGTATATATTATTTATGTATAAATCCGTATTACCTGTTATTGATATTGCTGTCGTAGCATCTGCTATTAATCCGGATCCTGCTATGATATATTTTCCATTATTAATCAGTATCCCAGTCGTTGTATTTGAAATATATACATCAAAAACCCTTGCAGGGAATAAAGAATAATTAAACACTGTATTGTTATTATATGCTAATCCAGTACTTCCGCGTGTTCCTGATTTAATAAGTGTACAGTAATTTAAAAAAATATTATTGCAATTTATGGATACGACGGGACTTGAAGTCGACGAAGCAATAAAACTACATGACGCAAATCTACATATCCCACCGCCATCATCGAATGTAAATGAACCTCCTGTAAATGCACAATTATAAAAATCTGTGTTGTTTTTTAATACAAAATAAACTTTACCAGAGGGTCTTACAAAATTAATTTTATCGAAAGTTATATTAGCTCCACCTATAGTTGGGTCGTATGAATCAGCAAATGAAAGGCTAGCGCCCCTAAAGCTTAAATCACTACAGGTAAACGTAACTCCTAAACTGTAGGCTTGCGTTGATGCAGCAGCCCCTATTGTTGTTTGAAGTGTGTTTGTGGTATTTGCCGCTATTGGAGCAAATGTACCGTCTATAAATCCAAGATACTTGCCTATCAATTCATTTGCTGTAAATGTAGTGCCTGTTATCGTATAATTGTAAGCATCAGGACTTCCGGCAGCTAATGTAAAAGGTGATCCAAAAGCATTTGCAGAGCCGTAGACGTATATAGCACTATTAAAACTAGCCTTAATACGATTTAGTTCCGGAAATAACTCTTGAAAACTAAACACATAATTTCCGTCAGCTGGTGATATAGCAATTGAAGAATTAGGATTTAATACATTTTTAACGTCTTGTAATGCTCTTAGTACAGTTGCGAAAGGCAATCCTACACTTCCATCGCCTGTTACGTCTGACCCGGTTGTCGCTATGTAAATAGTACGCGATACTGTTTCATCCAACTCTATACTATCGAGCCTACCAGTTACAAAATCAAATCCGTCATTCACCCTATCAACAAGAGTGTCCATATTTGCCCCGGAACCGGAACATGATAAATCTCTTACCTGCGAATAACTACAAATAGAGATTATTAATCCAATTGTTAAAAATATCTTTTTCATGCTTCAAGTATTTCTTCGTGTTTATAATATTTTTCTTCTAATTCTGCGATTATTGTGCAACTGTATGTTGTTGCACAGTTGTAAGTTGTGTTACAATCATAAGTAGTTATTACCTGATTTGTATCAGCCGGTATAATTACCACCCTATGCATAAAATAAATAGGTAACATGCCGTTTTGGGCTGATAAATCGAGCCCTACACAAACTAAAATTATGATGAGTATTTTTTTCATGGTCGAAAAGTATAGATTGTTTGAAATTCATCTCGCAAAATTAAGCTATCACCGACAAAAAATAATTGTTTGTCAGGATTTTTAATCTTGGTTTCATGTCCCCAATAGTCTTTTAAATATACAGTTTTTTCAGTACACCAAGTTACAGTGTAAATAAAGCGATTTGTTACCGACTGCTGAACCGAGCAGGAAACAAATAAGAAGGTTAATAATATTAGTAGTGTTCTCATGGTACTAAATAAATAGGGGTTATTACAGCAGAAAAATATTTAATAGTCGGGTCGTCATTATCGGTAGTGTTTCGAATCCTAAAAGAAATCCAATCGTCACCGTCACAATAAAATGTTGTTGGAGCCGAGCCATTACCTACGTCTGATGAGCTTGTATATCGTTGCTGTCTAGGTATTTCGATAACTCCATTTTTAAACGTAGCAAATTCCCAAACTTCATTGTTTAAACCCGACATTGTAATAGTATAATCTACAGCGTAATATCCTATAGTTGTTACATGCACCGAGTCACCTGCTACAGTTAAACCTTCTGAATATTTTGATGTGAATCCGGTTATCTTATACCAAATGTTTTGCGTCGCTGAAATAGTTAAATCAGTTGCTCTATAGATATGATTGAAAGGCATTTTTCCGTATTGGTATCCATTTGTACCGGTTGCGAAAACTCTTGTCGCGTCTGTATATTGATTAATTGTTCCGTCACTTCTTAAAGCCAGGGAGTCGTTATTTGAGCCAATTTTTATTTTTGCTGTCATTGGCATATCACCACTCTCCCAACTGTATATCGTATCTATTGTCGTTCCGGCTATAGTTAAACTATCCAATTCAGCATGTGGAGCAATAAGACCACCGGCTGTAATTGATGTCGAATAACCACTTTGTATAAATTCTAAATAATTATGATTTATTACGGAGCTATCAATTCCATTTCTAAAAATTAAAAATGGCGTAGTGCTTCCCCCGCTGCCCAGAGCGTTTATAGTATACATTCCTGGAAAGTAGTCTGAACCGTCAAATCTACGAATTGAAAATGAACTCATGTAAATTTTAGCAGTTTCTGCTTTAATAGAATCGTTAATAGTTATCATTCGCCAGGTAGAATCTATCCGGGTCAACGGAATTGATGTACCCCATGTGCTGGAACCTGAATAATTAGCTAATCCAGCGGTAGTTGGCCATGTCAAAGAACCTCCTCCAGATGTCTTAGATAGATTTATAAATGTTAGCCCGGTATCAAACCACAACGAATCGTTATACATGAATACGCGTCCAGTTTTTATTGATGGAAATGAACTTAATTCTTTGTAAGTAACGCTTTCTAGAGTTGGATTAAGATTTTGCCCAATTCCATAAATACTTAATAAAAGCATTGATATAACTAAGATATTTTTCATGTTTAAACCTCCACTATTGTTAAGTAAGCAAAATTTCCACTGCCTAAAGATGTTATTGTAAATCCATTTTCATCAAAATCGGTTACTTCAATACCTATTCCCTGGTAATCTATAACAAGTGGTTGAAGTGAAAGAAATGCTGATGAATATGTGATTACTTGACCTACTGTTCCGTTGCATGTCTCGCTCATTTTAGAGCGCAAAACATTTTTATATAAATTACTGTTTGCAATTCTGTAATCGATCCCTGATTTAACAATATACTGATATCCGTTTGTTGGATCTGTTGTTTCAGGAATTGAAGCATCCATTATGTTTACTTGGTCTGCCATTTTTTTATGTTGTTAATAAGTTGTTTATTTTCGAATTTGTAATGTCTGCTGTTGATTCAATAGCTGGTATTATATCAGGTATTGGAGTTGGAATTGAAGGAGCCCCAGGAGCAGCAGTCGCGTGAACGTGTTGGTTAAAAGCAGTTACCAAATCATTGAATTTGTCATTTAGTTCATCAAATTGAGCTTTTAATACCGAATATCTGACAAGGTTATCAGTATTTCCTCCCAGTTCTAAATTACCAGTATTTTTAAGGTGTAAACTAAAAACTTCGTCTCCTGCTGAATTTACTGAATAAAGCCTCATTTCTCCTTCTGCTGTTAAAACATTATCATAAATAATTCCTAATAATACTTTTTCACCTTTTACCCCTGTATCTGAATAAATACCCCTATAGTTTTTAAAAACGCGAGAATCAATTCCAAACGGTGTCACATTAAAAACAGTCTTAATATCACTGTCTCCAAGTCCCAAAATTTTAACAATTAAGCGGCCTTTTTCTATAGCTGATGATATGATTTTCGATAGTATCATTCAAATATATTTTTAGGTTCATTCGTATTATAGCACTCAGGAAGTACGCAACTTATTGTTGCTGATGTGCCTTCATGGTTTCCTGAATAATCTACTTTTTCAACAAACCATTTTGTTCTATTGTTAATAAAATTTGACGGACTTAGTACTTCAATAATTTGATTTGGTTTAATGATAGTTTCTTTTTTTCCGTCCGACCATTTCCACCTATCAGTCTGAATTGTAAGAGTGATATTCCGAAGTTCTGAGGCGCGTATCATTTGAACGGTCGGATCAGTGTCGTTATTGTCGCCACTTGTTTGTTTGTTAACAGAAGGTCGGTACTTTGTGATAAATGAATTTGAAATTGTTTTCACCCCTGGGGTATCGATTTCAATTGTTGCTTGTTTCTGAACTGTAATTTCAGAGTGCATTCCCTGTCCATTTACCGACAGGCTTATCGAAGTTGACGGCATCCCTTCGTAATAATAAGCCACAGGCGGGTTGATTATATTTACCGACGTGAATATAATATCGCCGGTTGAATTGTGCGTCACGACTATATTTCTTTGAATTGCCAGTTCCGTAACGTAGTCTTTTATTTTTTGGTCCGGTTCCGCTGTTGATTTTTCGTATTTTTTGTTCGCTTTAACGAAAACTGAAGAATCAACTATAAGTTTTAACCCGAATGGTTTTATTAGTTTTTCGGTGATTTCTTTTAATGTCAATTTATCTGTCTGTAAAGGGTACAAGCTCAAGGGAATTTCGCAATCTTCAAGTACTCCTGCTTTCGAATATCCTGATATACCCCCTAATGTCTGTTGATTTTCAACGGATGTGGATGTACTTAAAGCGGTTCCTGTTAGTAATATTTCATCACCGAAAAGCACTTGGACATCATGAAAAGACAATGGTCTGAATAACTCTTTTTGTTCATCCGTCAAGATAAGTCCTGAAAACGAAAAAGTAGAGGCCATTGAATTGTATTCTAAACTCAATTGAAATTCGTTGAAAAAGTCAAATTTCTTACCTGATATTTTCAGACTTAGTTCAGACATAGTATATTATTTTTCTGCCTTTCCTGATATTTAATAACTCGTTCAATCCTATATTATTAGTCTTTATGAACTTATTCAAATTTACATCTTTTTTATCAAGTCCGTAAAACTTATGTGTTAATAAAATTGGATTACTATCTTTATCAAGCGTATACTCCCTTTCTTGTTTTGCTGAAAAAGCAATATCATATAGGTTTGACATCGTTAAACCTGCCAATTTATTTAATTCATTAAGGCCGTCAAATGATGGTATGTATGAATCATCAGAATCTGCCCTATCTGTTTGTAATGAATCTAAATAAGTGACATACTCGTTATATACTTCTGATAACCTATCTTGCTGATTGAATACCAGCACGCGGGTATCGTAATCATCTGTAATATTTGTCGAAGATGCAACATACATGGCAGCAACCAAACCCCCTGCGACCGCTTCAAATTGGTTTTTATTGCCTGTAAACGTATCGATAATTGTATTAAACGCTTCTTTTAAGGCTATGAATCTTGCTTCTATTGTTTGTTCAATCGTTGCCGGGTAATTGATTATAGACTGAATTGCCCTCAAAATAGTTAACCCGGATGATGTCACATTTGTTATTTCAATTACTGCATCCGATACAGCTGTTTTAAATTCTTTCAGCTCCTCGCCTGTCTTTATTATTTTCGAAAGATAAGTATCAAGTGTTTGCACGTCATTTTGTAAAGAAACTTTTTCCAGTTCTTTTGAATTATTAAAAGCATTTGCCTGGGCCTCGTTTGTTATCACTAATTGACTTTCAATTTCATCAACAAAAACAACGGAAGTCTTAGGGTATGCATCTGTTATAGTCTCTATTACGGTTATGCTGAATTTTGATACATTAAGTCCTGAATTATCCTGCTTTAAATTTAGCGGTTGACATTTAAAATCACCATAAAATGGGTGTTTTATTGTCCATATCCTTGAATCCCTAGCTGATTGTTCGAATGAGTTTCCGATTGTCACGGCGTTTTCACCGTCAAAATATAGTTCTAATTCAAATTTTCTACCTTTTGGTTTCTGCCTTAAAACCAGTGAGCCCTCAACATTTACAAACTCGAAAACAGAGGCATTATATTCCACTTCTTTTGAAGCGTTTTTCCACTTCGGTTCCCACGACTTCCCGTCTCCGGTTGTAATCGTTAAGGTAATATTTTCTATGTCATCTATCCAGCTCATTTTAATGCTTTTTCAAATCGTTTCTTCGCGTTCTTAACATAAAATCCGGTTTGTTTTTTGAAAGTGTATTCGGAAGCCGGTCTAACAAATGGACTGGCTTCAAAATTAACACTTCTGTTTTTTTCATAATCAGCGATTGGTGTGGCATCAACTTTTACGCCTCTGTTTTTTCCGGTTCCTGAGAAATTTACAGATTTAATATCAAATAAAGTCTTTTTATTCCACAACAAGTATTTATTTTCCCTAAAAGCTACAATAGACTGAGCTACAAAATTAGATTTTCTTGTACGTCCAGAACTTGGCTTTCCTTTTACAATTCCTTTGGTTCCAATATAATTCTGCTTTCTTACCCGTTTTGACTTGCTTCCTCCCGTACGCGCCTGATTCATGTAAATCATAGACCTTTTTGGAATTGTCCCCCCGAATTCCTGCTTAGTTAATTGCCTGGCTGCTGTACTTTCTTTCGGTGTTATACCTACTTGTGATTGCATTTTGTTAATATCCCAGCCATTGGCCTTATCTACCCCTGAATATCTTTTGAAAAAAGCCGGGTTTCTAAGTATGAATTCTTTGTCAGCAAATTTTAATAATGTATTTTTCTTAACATCAAAAGCCATGTCATTCAAAGTCTGCCTTATCACAATAGGTAAGTTTGACCTGTGCATGTTCCTTAATTGTTCAGTGAACCTTTTGACTTCTGTGTTATCTATATATAGCATCAGTTTACAAGTATTAGTTGCCGTCCGTCCATCGTTCCAATATTATTGCCATTCATATATACAAGCTCACGCGCGCTCGTGTACGTGAGGGTTAATATAGCTACCGTATTCACAGGTTTAAGCATCAAAACCAACTGTCTGAATGCCTTAATTGAATTAATAGGAATACTACCTGTAATGTAAAACACACCTAAATACGTATCGATTGCAAATATCTCCCCTATGTCCACTGAATTGGCTATCAGATCGCCCGCAATAGCTTTTCCGTGCTTGGTTGTTAATCCATGTTTTGTTCCTAAGCTATGAACTACCGCTGTGGTTGCTCCGACTTCCGTAAAGTTTTCCGTGACTGTCACATCATAACCAGCTAACTGTAGTTGAGCCTCCAAATACCTATAATTTTGACGGTTCAAAAAACCCCCAGGGAACTGCATTTTTCTTAATATCGTAGACTTTCTGTTTTCTAAAGGCACATATCCCGTACCTCCTGAAATATTCAATCTACGTTCCCACTCACTCGCATCATCTTCCGTAAAGTTTTCATTATCTGGAATAAGCCTATCTAGAGTAGATAAACCAAATTGCAGTGCCCTTTGTTCTGATTTTCCGAGCGCATAAAGCATCTTATAAAATACCCCGCCGTATGGTAACTTCCACGCGCGACCGGTTGGTAATAATTGCTTTGTCAGCTTTAGTATGTCGTTAAAAGTTATTGTCATGGTGTCAATAAATCTTCAAGATAAGGATAGTTTCCGTATGTTATTGTTGTGTTTCCGAATGTGTATTGGCTGTAAACTACCGCTCCTATAGTTATTGTAATATTCGAAAAATTAATGTCTTCATCAATTGCGCTAAATATTGCTGCAATAAGTGCTGATTGATAAAGAGTATCATGTCGATTATCTCCATCTGCTCCGGCTATGTAAGGCCGAATGTTATAAAGTAACGCTTCAATAGCTTCTGTTATAGCTGCAATTACCGGGGCTGATTTGTCTGATAAATCACTAATTGTGACAGTCACACCAATCGGCACTACTGGCAATACCTCAACTACTGCCTGTAATGGTCTCCGGCCTCGTTCGTTAAGTGGCTTTGAAGTGTCTGGGTCGATTTCAATTACTTCTTCAATATCTGTTAACATACTTGCAGGCGGAACCCCTTCCGGGTTGCCTGGTAAACTATTTTCTGGCAATGCTTCAACAAAAACTTGTACGGTATATATAGCCCCACTTTTTGTATAAGGATATACAGTTCTTACCCCGGTTGCATCTGCTGCCCATATACGGTAATCCGTAGCCGCTCCACCTTGTGGCTCTAGCTGAAACGATTCAACTATCAACCTTCTGTAATCTTCCAAACTTTCAGCATCAATTGCAGTCACATCTACGGTTGCAACTATTGCAAGTGCATTTACATTTGCAATCGGTGCGGTCGCTTCCAGTTCGTCACTTACTTGCAATGCGCTATCTGCTCCCGCTTCTAATGCAATTACTTCTATTTGTCCGGTTGTGCCTATTAGTGTTACTTCCGCCTTTACTTCGTACATTTTTTCCGGGCTGGTTGAATCCAATGCGCTCTTAAATGTCAACCCCTTAACTATTACCCCTCCAATTGCACCCGTTACATTTAATGTGTATTCACCTGCAACTGCTGGGTAAGGATTGCGACCTAATTTTACCCGTCCGAATCTTTCGAGCGTGCCCCCTTGAAATTCCGAATCTGCGGTATCAACAAATATGTTTTTCTGAACCGCTGCGATATGTAGGTAAAACAGTTTTAGTTTAGCTGCTTGAACTATGGCTAATACCCGAAGCAATACTTTACCTATCCAAGTTCTTGTAATTCCTAATTCAGTTCGTAAGTCATTTTCAATGCTTGTCTGAATCTGTGCCAGTGTTGGTATATCAGCCATTATATAGTTATTTCTTCAATTAATTCCTGTTTTGTTGCTTCCCAATAAAAATCAACTTTCGATTGATTTATTTTATCGGAAATCTTTAATTTGTCTGTTCCTGTCAATTCTGCAGTGCTTTCAATTGTTGCTAGTTCGCTCATGAACTCGATGTCTTTTTTTGCTTCCCGTTCAATTATTACCCGGCCTGAGCTATTCAAAGATACTTCACTTAATGTTCGCTCAATGGAACTATTCATTTGCGCCGAAGTTTCAAGAAATGAATTACCCCACCAATCGAACCGCTCAACGCCTTCAATTTCTTCGCCTGTTGTGGAAGCTTCCGTATTGCCTCCGAAATGTGATAGGTAAGGCATGTTAAACAAACTGTCAGTTGTTTCAATATCTCCTGCGTTTATTACTAATTCTCCTCCGTTTCCGGATTCATATATCATGATGTCGTTCATTCGCTCATAAATTTTTCGTTTAAAATACCAGCTTTATATGGTACAATTGCCATTGGCATTTTTGTAAATAAATCTCTGTAATAGCTTATACCGTCTTCTTTAAATCGAAAAATATAAATCCATAATCTATTTTTATACATCTGCACTTTCATCGTGTTTGTGTTGTTACCGGTATTTTAGCCGGGTTCATTTTTACGTTTGCTTTTTTATCGGTCTTATTCGATAGCTGGATCTCAAGTTGGTTCCTTGTTATTTCTTCGTATCTGTTTGCAGTTCCTTCCTGAGCCGCAGCCGCTACGTTAACAGGCTTTTCAGTGTTTACGTTTAGTTCCCCTTGTGTTTTATCTGAAAATTTATCAATAAGTTTCATTACCGGAGCAAGTGCCGCCTTAGAAATCTTTTTTATCCATTCCCATACAGCCTTTATTTTTTCCCAAACCCACGAAAAAGCCTGTCCTAAAGCATGAAATGCAACTCGTATAGGT